AATGCCCACTGAAAACATAATCATAACGATTAAGAAAATCTGAATTCATACCGTCGTGAGATGGTATGCCTTTCATCATCTGGAATCCAGCCAACTCAAAATGTCCTATACAAAAAGGCGAAGTACTTTTGTCAATAAAATTAAAAATTGATTCTTGGTTGTCTTTACATATCCAAGGTATCATATCAAAAACAACATTGTCAATAGTCAGAGATCCTGGCTTCTGCCACAGAGTAATGTTGTCATAATCTTTCAACAACAAATCAGGAGAATTTACCTCAACACTATTCTTCCAAAATATATCATGATTTCCAATGAGTGCGTGAAAATCTATATCGTATTCTTTTAATTTGTCAAAGAAGTATCTTCGACTCTCAGAAAGAGATACAAAGTTGATATACTTTCTTCGGTCGAACAAATCACCCAATTGAATAATTGTTTTGATACCATGTTCTTCCATATAAGGAAAAAATTGGTTAGTGTAAAAATTATCGTAATATCGATGGAATGACAAAGAGTCGTTGCGCACTCCAAAATGAGTATCGCCCAAAAGACATACTTTCATTCAACAGCTCCATTTCAAATTTAATTCGCTATTATATACGAAATCAACTACAATGTCAAGTTGTTTTTTTGGTTTTCTTTTTCTTAGTTGCTTCAAAGCTTTGGATGAAGTTGGCAATGAACTCTTCACTATATGCATCGTGCATCATACCGTTAAGTTGCGAAGTCACATGATCCTCGCCCAAATTCTGTATTAGTGTATTAATGACCTCGTTTTCCATACTTTTATACTTGACATACAAATGCTTCTTCTCTTTTTGAATTCTTCGAAGGAATGCATAGTAGATAATTTGCGTGAAGTAAGAAAACGGGTTTGTAGATTTCTCGGGATTGAAGTTGTCTATATACAAAAGACAATTTTCTACGCCATCAGAAATCATATCGTCACGAAAAGTATAATTAACAAAGTTGGGCTTGCGGGATAAATGCGTCGCAATCTTAAACAAACATGAACCTATGTACTCCGGAACTCTAGGTCTAGCAAGCCCATTTTCTTTAGCTGCGATGACCGAATCTCGGTAAACAATCATATTCTCTAAAAATTCTTTATTGTTAACATAATGCTTCAATGGTTTATCTTTTTTCATAATATTTTCCTTGACATTTCCTTGACATTGTAGTAATATTACTGTGTAGCCTGATCATAAGGATTGTTTTAATGTATTTCCTTGTCATTTAAGTTTAAATCTTCTTCCATATCGAATTTATTATTGTCTTTAGTATAAGATTCACTATTAACAACATCAGTGTATGAATTTAACAAATTGAATGTTGGATCAGAAACAGCAACAATGGCCGTTTTATATATTCTAAATGGTTGATCGAATCTAGAACTCCAATCCCAACGAATAACTTCAATTCTCATCTGTTGTTCATGATTAACCATTGCCGAAATTTTAAAAGGATTTTTGACCTCCACATAGGAAATTGTTTCACTCATAATTTCCGCAATAAGTGTTTCACCACTAACGGTCTTAATAATTTTATAAATCATAATTTATCCTTTTAACTGAATTTGATATATTTTGTAATCAAACTTTTCTTCATTATACATTTTCATTCTTTCTACAAAATGTTGCAATGTATAGTTTTGTCTTTTCCCGTGAGTAAGATCATCAGCTATATCATATAGTGTAGCGTATTCTTTATTGTCTCCTAACCTTAAGCCTCTTCCTATCGACTGTAGGGTTCTTACTTTACTTTTACTCGGAGATGCAAATATCACATTGTGTAAGTTCTTTATATTTATACCAGTAGAAAATGTGCCAAACGAAGCTACAATAATGGAGTTGGTCTCAGTTTCAACGATCCCTCTAATGTCTTCTCTAATGTCAGCTTTAGTCTCGCCCGATACATAAAATACTTTTCTATTTTCGTTTACTTTCTCACATATGCTATTATACAGTATTTTTCCGTGTTTGTCTACATATTGAAATAATAATAAGGTATTACCATTTAAGGACAAAGTAAGATTTCTTATAAAATTATTTCTTGCTTGACTGGAAACAATGTAATCTAATTCTTCTTGATATTTGTATTTGCTGACAATCTTACAATTTTCTTTTGTATGCTTTAGTATCAAAGATTTTATTCTAAAGTCGGATAAGTTTCCCTCGTCCATAAGCTTTTTAGTTGTAGTTACTTTTTCGACTTTACCAAACAATCCTTCCAAAACTAATTTGTGGGTCTGTGTGCCATCTAGTGTTCCTGTGAATCCATACCGATAAGCGCACTTATCCATACTAGTCATAATAGTTGTCAGAGACTTGGCTTTAAATTGATGTGCTTCGTCACCGATAACGACATCAAATTGATCAAACCAATCATTTTTGAGTTTGTAAATAGACTGCCAAGTAGAAATGACAATCGGCTTATCTGTATTTTTATCTGCTCCTGCCATAATAGGATGAACATATTTTTCAGAGTCGTATCCGTACTCATAAAAGTCTTTTTCTAACTGAGATACCAAAGATGTTGTCGGAACAATAATTAAAGTTTTGCCATTAAGGAATCTTGTTATCAAATAAATAATCAGCGATTTGCCTGACGCTGTAGGCGATAACATCATAGCACGTCGTTTTCTTATCGCATGCACAAACGCTTCGATTTGATAATCTCTAGGCTCAAGTTTCATCCCTAAAGTTTTTATAAACTCTTTAGCTTCTTCTAATGAAAATTCTTCATCTGCGCTTATCGTATCGTCCAGCACAAAATTATATCCACGATCATCACAAAAAGTCTTTAGGTAAGGTATCAAACCATAATACAAGGTTTGATTGTGTGAGTGGTATAGGCGTATTTTACCGTCCCAGATTTTATTTCTATATGCGGGCATAAACTTATGGCCGGGAACCATAAATGTAAAATGCTCGCTTATTTCCATACCTTCACCCTTTTCGCAATGAACATAAGCGTAGACTTCGTTTAATTTTGATACCTTTATTGTTGACACTACAATTCGCCACCTGTTAGTTTCATATAATCTATCGCATTTTTTATTTGAAAATTTCTTTGGTTTAAGTTTTTGATTATCTCTTCAAGTAAAGACATTTTCTCTTTTTGATTGACAGTTTTAATATTACTTTCTATAATGTCTTTGTCTGATTGCAGATACATGTCTGCCTCAGACTTGAGAAGTATTTTTTCGAAAGGCTCCCAGCCTCGTTCACTCAATTCTTCTTCGGACATTTTACCTGTATAATATTCGTGCTTGGCTAGTTGTAAATCTTTTATTTGGAATTCTATTGATTTCAGTCTGCGCCTTTCTTCATAGTATATCTTCATATATTTGCTGTGGAGAACGGGAATTTTTAAAGATTCTGCGCCTAATGCCGTAGAATCTAACTGACAATCTTTTTTCCATTCTTCAATAATTTGGTCTAAAGTCATGAATACTCCATAGTATAATCAAAATTATCATTATAACATAGTATCAAGGATTTGTCAATTTATTTGCCTCAAGATATGTGTAAGCAAAAGTTGCAACTGTTGTCTGAAAGTCTTGCCCTTCAGCAGAACTCAAACTGAAACCTGTTAATTCAATTGGAAAAATGTCGTAAAATTTTACGTCTATGTTATCATTATTTGAGTTGGTTTTTATCAATAAACTGGCATCAGATGTTACGCTATTTTCTTTGCCGGCTACTGTAGTCAATGTTCCCAATTTATCTAACGATACTGGATTTCCCAAATTTGTCATCCAATTGTAAATTTCAAACCAAGATGTCATATCTTCATCGACGACGTATGTAACCTGAAGTTGCTCATATACCAATTGATTTGAAGGTTGATACATCGCGGTGTAAGGTGTGTTCTGTTGCACCGGGCTCATAGTAATAGATGGCATATTTATGCCTTGCACAAAAAAAGTGAAATTGGGTAATCTTTCTATAACGAACTGATACTTATTATTAGAAAGAAAACTTGTGTTGGGAGGAGTTGCCATTTAATTCATCTCTAGTGTTGTGTAGTATTTATAACACAAAAAAAGGGGGCCGAAGCCCCCTTGAATGTCATTTCTAATGATGACTTAATCTTACATAAGATTGACAATCTTGAACTTGCGGTAGTAAGCATTAGTACCGGAAGTGATTGTTCCATCAGATACGTCCGCAGTACCCTGTACAGATCGTGCGAAAGGATTAGCGACCATGCCGTAGCGAGTCTTAAATCCAATCTTTGGTTGGAAGCTATCTTGACCAACCGCACGTACCATCTGAAGAGGGACGTAAGGACAGTAGAATACACCAGAATCATATGCTGAAGAACCTTTGTATCCCATAGTAGCATAATGACTACCAGAAGTACCTTGGAAGTATGGGTCGATGTAAACTTTTATGCGACCATTTAACACACCAGCAAAAGTATTACCAGTATCGTCTACTTGCAAGCTGTTAGACAGCGCAGGAGTATAGTCCAGAACACCAGCCATCTGAAGTGCAGAAGCAACGTCAGAAGAACAGATGAGGATGTTACCTTTACCACGACGAGTATCTTTAGCGATTTGGTTTGCTTCACGCTCTAATTGGAACATCAAACCCTTGAACTTCTCTACTGACCAACGGCCATTAGCGTCAACGTCAAGGTCGAATGTACCAGCAGTAGCAGTATCAGCAGCACCAAGCTTGGCGCCAAAGTTGACTGTTCGAACAACTTCTCGGTTGATTTCAGCAAGAATTTCTGTAGACAGAATGTTAGCGAGTTCTTGTTCAGCGTCCAAACCATGAACTGCCTTCAAGTCTTGTGCCAATTCCATCGTGTATTCTGCTTTAAGAGCGCGGCTCTTAGCAACAACACTTACTTTCTCGATAGAGAATGCCATTTCAGCAAACTGATTGCCAGCGGCATCGCCTAAACCTTCAGATTGTGCTGTAGTCATACCACCAGCAGCAGTGTAACCACCAGCAGCAAATGGATCTGCCGCTGTGCTTGTTCCGACAACTCCGCCAGGCACGTCTTGAGCTGCGTTCTGACCAGAGAAGTTTGTATCAGCTTCGTCATAAAAAGCTTCATCGCCAGTTTGGTTTGTATAGTTTGCGCTCATTGCGAAAATCAAACCAGTAGGACCTGACATAGGCTGAACACCAGCGATGTCATAAGCAATCAAATTAGGCATAGCGCGACGAATCAATGAAATCATCACTGGATCAACAAAGTTGATGTTACCAGAATCACCGCCTGCATTATCTGCAGAAGCGCCCATTGCGTTAGTTGGTGCTTCATTCAGCAATGAAGTTTGCTCGCTATAGCCACCAGATTGGCTTTCGCGAAGGGCTTGCTCTTGGTTTTCGAGCATTTGAGCGATAGTAGCTCGTTTGTGATGGTCCGTAATCTTGGGCAAATCTGCATGCTCAAGAATGGGGGCCCACTTTTTCTGTAAAATATCAGTTGACATAGTTATCTCCTTTGAGTGAATTCTAAACTCTGTTATTATTTATAAAAAATTAACTTTTAACAATGCGCGAAAGACTATGAACATATTTTTCCATAGAAGCGGATAAGTTTGTTTGCACTAACTCTTCAGTTGCGTCTTCAACCAAACTTTCTTTTTCTGCGGAAGTTTCTTTAGATTCGTCAAAATACTTTTGCTTGATCATTTCGATTTTATCTGAATAATCTTCATCGGATTCGAATTCGATATTTTCTGATAATGATTTGAATTTCTCAACCTGCATTTCGGTCAAACCTT